GTGTTTACGGGAAAAAAATCGGCCCAGATCCGCGAAATTTTAATCAGCGAGTCAGCTTGGGAAGAAATGACCTGCTTATTCGCACCTTCCTTAGGCCAGGCAAGCTATTTCCCACGTATATATAAAGTTGGAAAAATAATCAGTGAACGCGATAAATTTCGACGTATTTTGGTTGACTGGTGGTCGAGAGGCAATAAAACACTGGATCCTGAGGATGCTGAAATTGCAGCGGATATCGTAATTAATAAAATTACTGGTGCTAAGGTTCCACAGGATTTTGTCAGCGTATTTTCTGTAAAAGCCGCAGGTAGTACGAAAGAAAGAACATTAAATGTGCCTGATAGTCTTATCAGGGATTATCTCGAAAGTGATGTGAATTACGTTCTACAACGTCATATCCGTGAAGCGGCAGCAGAAATTGAGTTGACGAGAACATTTGGCAAACGAACTATGACAGAGCGTCTGCAATTAATTGAGGACGAATATGACAGTCTGTTACGGGAAGTGCCTGAAAAAATAAAGGCGAAATATGACGAAAGTGTGGCAAATCTGAAAGCACGTTATGAGAGCAATGGTGAAGTTGTTCCTCAGGGTAAACTCGATTCATTAATGCGAAAGTACGAAAAGGAATTACGGAAAGAACAGTCCAGACTTTCAAAATCAAGAGCAAATGATCTCAGAGACATAACAGCATTACGCGATCGTCTTGTTGGTACATATGGTATGCCTGATGACCCGTCTTCGTTTTTTGTTCGTGCTGGCGCTTTTCTGCGGGATGTGAACTTCACGACCAAACTCGGTGGAATGACAGTATCAGCTATTCCAGATCTGGCCAGAGGGGTTATGGTTAATGGTTTCCGTAACTCCATGAAAGGCTATGCTTCTCAGATATCCCAATCACCGGCATTTAAGGCCAGCAAAGAAGAGATGTTGAAGATGGGGATTGGATTGGAAACTGTACTACATTCACGTTCTCGTGCAATTGGTGATCTTGTTGACAGTTCTTCTAGGACAACAGCAGTCGAAGCAGGAATGGAGCGAATTACTGATGCCTTCGGCAAGCTGACACTCATGGATCGATTTAATGACATAAACAAATCCATGAACGGAATGCTCACGTCAGACGGTATTTTGTCTGGTGCGTTTTCTGCACGTCGCATGGCAAAACTCGGTATCAACGACAATATGGCTGCGCGTATTCGCAGTGAGTTCGAGAAACATGGTGAGGTAATTGATGGATGGCACATTGGTAACTTTGATAAATGGGACGATCAGTACGTTGCCGGAGTATTCCAGTCAGCGGTTCTGAAAGACGTTAATAACACTATCATCACCCCCGGTATTGGTGACACACCTTTATGGGCGAGTACTCCAATGGGGCGAACGATATTTCAGTTTAAATCATTCACAACGGCTTCATACAACCGTGCGCTACTTGGTGGGTTACAGGAAGGAACTGCGCAATTTTATTATGGCACTGCATTTCAGATTGCTCTTGGCTCACTGGTCTATGCGCTTAAAGAAGCATCGAAAGGGAAAAATGTTGACTGGTCACCAGAGAAGCTGGTGCTTGAGGGTATAGATAGATCCGGTATTCTTGGGCCATTGATGGAATATAACAATATGGCTGAAAAGGCTACTGGTGGTGCTGTTGGGCTGGGGGCTTTATTTGGCACTGGCACACAGTCTAGGTATGCCAGTCGTGGATTCGTAGGATCTCTATTCGGACCGTCATTTGGTCTTGCGGATAGCATCATTGATGTGACCGCAGGAGTGTTGAATGGTGATGCCGGTGATCGTATTGTGCATAATGTCCGAACCCTGATACCCGGCAATAACCTGTTCTGGATTGCGCCACTAATAAACCAGGTGGATCCGGTGATGCGGTGAGTTAAACACCTTTAGCATGATTCAGGGGAAACCCCAATATTAAATATGAGTGTCTCCCCTGAATCAGCATAATAATGTAATATTATTGACTTACGTTGTTTTCTTGCTTCGTAGAATAAACGCTCTTGCGGCGATAATTTGTGAAAACTGCCGGATGCACAATATATGTTTTTTAACTTTTCGCGGGTTTCTTTTATTGTATCTTCTGATATGTATTTTAGGTATTTATCCGTATAGATGTTGCTACTATAAGAAATTAATGTTTTGCTGTTGTTGTGATGTATTGTATTTTTATCGTTGAAGTCTGTATTTTTATTTACTGTCATTAGGTTTTTAATGATTACATGTAATACAATAGTCTCCCCATCATCAATTCCATATTTGATGTCATAGTCAGTATATTTATTTGTTATACCGTTTCCTGATAGCGGCACTATGTACTCTGAGAAAAATGAGTTTGCCGCGTGACTATCAAGAGCAATAGCAGTTTGTTTGTGGTAAAAATAAAACAATATTGAGAGAGTCAAAATAATAGCGACGCCTAATGCAACCTTTAATATAGATATGGTTTTCAAAATATCGCTCCTTGTTGTAACATACATCAGTAATGTGGCGTTTTTCAATTGCATTAAAGACGTGTAATATGTACACGCCTTTTGTTCTTCCTATTCAGGTATTTCAATTCCAAAACCATCTGCATCCCATGAGTTTTCACAGATGATGTAACCTAGTTCATTGAGCTTATTAAATGTTTTTTCAAAGATGATCTGGTAATCATTATCTGCAAGTGATTCCAGTTCAAGGTCATTAAGGTTTATATAAAAACTTGTATGTCCAAGTGTTATTTTCTTATTAATTTCATTAAAGGTTCTTTTGAAAATAATATTTGATATTTCATGTCGTGCATTGTTTGCAATGATTTTTGCTTCATAAGCAGAAATTACGTCATCTTCATGAATATCTTTCAGAAAGCTGGTGTCAAGACGTTGTACTATTTCAGCGTTCATTGATCGCTTATTGGCTTTTGCAGAAATTTCTATTTTTTCTTTTACTTCGACGGGAAGTCTGATCCTTAGTTGTGGATCTTCTCTGCTCATGTTCTTCACCAAATATTGAGTTACTTGCAATGATTGAAGTATGCCTCACCGTGTGCTTGACATCAATGACGCACGGTGTGACAATTATTTTGCCCCACGGTGGGGCTAAGGAGATATGAAATGCAAAAAGCAAAAGAGATGTGTCAACGACGAGTTCGTTTTCCGGACGATGTGAAGTTAGCTATTGAAAGAAATGGCGAAAAAGAATGCCGAAAGTTCAATACAGAGATTATCTATCAGCTGAGGAAAGTGTATGGACTCACTGGTGAGAAGAATAGCGTGGCATAAAACAGCGAAGCCCCACGGTGGCCAGACCGTCAGGGCTTCAGTATCGTAAAACTACGTATAGGAATTAACGACATGACGAGTATAGCAACAGCAGTATCTACTATCAACGTGCCATTCCACGGCGCAGAGCTTTATGTTGTCAATCACAACGGCGAACCGTATACCCCAATGAAACCTATCGTTGAGGGAATGGGGCTAGACTGGAAATCTCAACATAAGAAGATTTCTCAACGCTTCTCGAAGGGTATGGTGGAAATCACCATACCTTCTGCCGGTGGGGGGCAAGCCATGATTTGTATGGCTTTACGAAAATTGGCAGCTTGGTTGAACAGCATCAGCCCTAACAAAGTCCGCCCTGAAATCCGCGACAAGGTAATCCAGTATCAGGAAGAGTGTGACGATGTGCTCTACGAGTACTGGACTAAAGGCCATGTGGTTAACCCACGCAAAGCTAAAAAGGCGTTGCCGGGTAAAATAACAACTGAACAGCAGGAAGCCATTAAACAACTCGTCATGAGTCGCGGTCAGTCTCTGCCAAAAGAAAAACAGGCTAAGGCGATGATCACCATGTGGTCGTCACTGAAATCTCATTTTGGCTGTTCGTACAAAGAAATTGGTGAAGATCAATTTGCCGAAGCGTTGTCTCTTGTTGCTCGGGTTCCGCTTGAAGGGGAGTATCTCCCTGCTGGATCTGCATCAGAGAATGATGAAGTGGCAGTCAAGATGTTAGATGCGCTTCGTGAGGCAATTAAAACACAGACAAAATGTTATGGTTATCCATTGAAGCCAGGCTACCGCAGTCTGATTCATTCGCCGTCGGGTGTTCTCGGCCTGACGGAGAACTCACTGCTGATGAATCTGCTGAACCAGTTACAGGAAGACGGGCACGACGTATCGGGCGCGGCGGCGGAGCTGACCACCATGTTCTGCTACATCGTCGGTGTGAGCAAATGCCTGCGTGATATCCAGACGCACGCGGAGTACATCAACGACAAGGCTGGGTTCTTCTGACGGGCGGCGGCACAGGGACGTGCAAAACGAAACTAGCGTGACATGTCACAGGCCGCTTTCGCGGCCTTGTTTTTAACGAATGCCACCGCCGCCTGGGCGGGAATCCGCAGAACGCCCACCGCAGCGTGAGCCGTCAGCAGCAGTGTCGCTGTCGTGCTGACAACGACCGGCAAAGGCCTGAGTTGAAGCTACCAGAGACAACAAAACGAACAGTGCAGCAAATGCTTTTTTCATTGTGAAATTTCCATCTATAAGCCACCTCAATGTGGCGTCAATGAGTGTAGCACTGACTTTTGTTTCGTCCACAAAAAAGCCTGCGCTGCGGACTATTCCTTCCATTTATCAGAAAAAAGATCTTCTTCTAAAGGCATTGGTTCTGTTTTTGTTTTCTCAAAGAATTGATAACTGATAGTGATTGCTTCCTCTTTAAACTCTTCTTGCTCAGTTATGTTGTGAGCATCTGCGTCAACAAAAAACATAACCAGCGCATCACGATTGTGATTTACCGAATAAACTAAAAAGCAATCACTTGTTGGTATGCATTTTACTTGTACAGACGCTATATTTTTCCATGCATCCCAAGATGATTTTTTACCAGTGTGTTTTTTATCACTATCTTCTGGAATATAGTCTTGGTTATCGACATGAGTATGCCTGACATTTAGTTTAAGCATTTCTGTCGGACGAGCAAATGCAGCATCTTTACCAAGAGATGGATGATATCCCGTTTTCCAATACTGGGCAAAGGCATCAGATACTTTCTTCAGCTCAAGATCAGATGCACAAAGGGCCGAGAAATTTTGCGTATGCAATACTCGACCCTTATATCTGACAATTTGATTTTTATCATTCTGCGACGCAGACGAACTCATAATTTTCCTTATTGTTACGAGAATCAAAGAAAGCGCGGGATACGCGACTTGCGTGATCTTTTGTCATAGTAACTTTTACGTACTCTACGCTTCCATTGAAAGAACGTCTTGCGGCAGCTTGCGCTCTACGCATCTGCAATTTTTCGTTTCGCATGACATTACCTCATATCTCATAAGTTCATTACACGGATTAATAAAAATGAAACCAATCCGTTTACCCTTGAGGTAATAGTACGCTATTCACCCACAGTCTGCAATCTGTACAGAATTATTTAAAGGCACATCTCTGTGCCGCCGCCCGTCAGAAGAATCCTGCTTTGTCGTTGATGTACTCCGCGTGCGTCTGGATATCACGCAGGCATTTGCTCACACCGACGATGTAGCAGAACATGGTGGTCAGTTCCGCCGCCGCGCCCGATACGTCGTGCCCGTCGTCCTGTAACTGGTTCAGCAGATTCATCAGCAGTGAGTTCTCCGTCAGGCCGAGAACACCAGACGGCGAGTGAATCAGGCTGCGGTAGCCGGGCTTCAGTGGGGCACTGTAGGTTTTGTTCTCTATCTTCATTGCCTGTATTACTGCTGACGCCGTGGCGTTGGCTACCTGGTCGGCAACCATCTTTATGCGTTCTTCCTGCGGGAGCGAGTTTTTAATGTAACTTCCGGTGCGGCGGATCTGAGGAAGAACCTCACCTGTAACCCATTTACGAAAGCGGTAGGGGATAGTGCCTGGTGTCACCGCATCGCGGCAGCGGAGGATCAGTGTGTAGAGGCCTGACTCGGAGATGATGTTGATCTCTTTTACTCGGCTGTCAAAAATTGCACGATGTTCATGCCCTATGTTGAACATAGACCTTTCATCATCATCCAGTTTTTCAAGTGATTGGGTGACGTTTTGGATACGCAGCGCACTACAAACGTCTTGGGCTACAAACCATGGTTGGCCATCGATAATGATGGAACGGATAGGGTTAACAGATTCAAATTTGAAGATGGCAGTTTGAGCATTAGCCATGGTGGTTATCTCCACTTAGTGATTTTAATCACCACCGCAACGCCAATTACTGGTGGTGAACTGGACAAGGTTGGCGTACCGGCCTAAGTGGTACCGGCGTCCTTTCGGACCCCTGCCCAGCCCACCATAATTCGGATATGGCTGTGCTTAACGCATAAAAAAACCACGTCTGGCGTGGTATGCGCCACTTAGTAACTCGGGACGCCAATCCCGGCACTGGATTTTGCCAGTACCCGATTACTATGGCACAAGAGGAGTGCGATGTAAATTTACCTCAAAGGTAAATATAAGCACTCCACTTGGTAATTGCAAACCTTATCTGGTTTGTTTTCGTAATTGTTCGGCACAATAGTCGAGATGTGTTTGCAGATCCTGCATAGACATCTGTGAGCTGGTGACGTAGTTAATCAGTGCAGTCAGTTCGGCAAGTGGGCCATCGACATTAAATCCATCCTTATCGAGATCCCGGAGTAATTTCATCAAGAGCGATCCCTCCACCAGTGATCTGACGCCTCCCGGCGTGTGAATCCTTTCGGTAAATCCGTCTTCCAGTGGATAGTGATACTGCTGCATCTTATCTTCTCCATGCAATAACTGTACAAATATACAGTATCAAATAATTTGTTTGCTATCCAGCACGTTTTGCAAATCACCTGAAAGGTAATATCTGTGTGTATTGATGATGTTTCTATCCATATATGGTTCATTGGGTAATAAAATAGCCAGATATGCGGCGCAACGGGTGCTGCGACTATCTGGAGATTTAGCATGACGGTCTCAACCGAAGTTGACCACAACGAATACACAGGTAACGGTGTTACGACATCATTTCCGTATACCTTCAGGATTTTCCAGAAATCTGATCTGGTAGTACAAGTGGTTGACCTTGATGAAAATATCACTGTTCTTGCTCTTGATACTGATTACACAGTTACCGGGGCGGGAGGATATAACGGTGGTAATGTAATTCTGTCGAAGGTGTTGGCTAACGGTTATCTGATTTCTATATATCGAGAGCTACCGGTTACGCAGGAAACTGATTTGCGTAATCAGGGTAAGTTCTTTGCAGAAGTGCATGAGAACGCTTTTGATAAGCTAACGATGCTGATCCAGCAGGTTCGAAATTGGTTCAGTCTGGCGCTACGAAAGCCGTCGTTCGTGGCTAATTATTACGACGCGATGAATAACTATATTCGTAATCTTCGTGACCCATCTAGGCCGCAAGATGCAGCAACGAAAAATTATGTTGACGGGCTTGCAGAAACAAACCTGAGCAGAACGCTACGAACTCCCGAACCGATATCAACTTTGCCCGGCGTTGAGCAACGTAAGAATAAGATTGTTGCAATGGATGATTCAGGGAACCCACTCATGGTTCTCCCGGAATCAGGTTCTGCATCTGATGTTATGATCGAGTTAGCAAAGCCAACAGGGGCTAGTTTGATTAATACTAAAGATGGAGAAAATCTACAACTTAAAATTAATAAAATACCTCCCCTTTATGCTGAGGAGTTTGGTGATCTTACTGGATTTGATGTTACTGACATATTTCAACATGCTATTGATACTGCATCTGCTCAATGCCGTGAATTAAGAGTAAGGACGCAAATTATAAATGTTAGGCAACTCAAACTCCCTAACAATACTATTTTAAATCTAGGCGTTTGTACTTTAAGGCAAATATCTAATACAAATAAGCCATTAATCAGGAATGATGTATTTGGATATGCGGATAAAGTTCATACAAACTTAAATATTACCATTATTGATGGGATTCTTGATTTTAATGGTTCAAACCAGTCTGACACTACGGCAACAGGAGAAGTTAATGTCGGCTGTGCATTTTTTGGGGTGAAAGGCCTTCATTTTCGTGGCTCAACAAAATTCATTAATGCCAGACGTTATAGTTTTTTTGCTGCAAATTGTGCAAACATTACTTTTGATGATCCGGTTGTTGAAAACGACCCGGAAATACCAAGTAGTAATAAAGATGGCTTACATTTTTGCGGAAAAATTTACGGTATTTCAATAAAAAGTATTTATGTTTATAACCCAGAAGATGATGCACTAGCTATAAATGCTGATGATGTAGATCATGGTGGGGAATGGACTCGCGCTAACATTACTGGAGCAATAGATAATGTTTGGGTTGGGCAAGTTCGTGTGGATGGTCCTTCATCGCATAACGGTGTGCGTTTGCTAAGTGCGTCCCCCAACACCCCTATTTCAAATGTGAAAATTGATTCAATTGTAGGTAAAGTAGATAATTATTTTCTTAATATTCAACCATACGGTTTAGGTACTTCATCGGTATACCACAATATTGATATCGGAATTATAGGAGGAATATATTCTGTCAGAACCAATCCTGCATTTACTCATGGCATGGTAAATATCTACACTATGAAGCCGAACCCAGCAGTTTTGAATAATATTCATATTGGTCAGATTTTTCGTGATCAGGAAATTGGCGATGGACAGGATCGTCCGACTGTACAGTTATGTGTTGAAAACACTTCTGTTACATTTGATAAAATTGTCGAGCAGAATTGTGCTAATGATGCTGTCGTTAGGGTAACGGAGATAGGACCTTCGGCTTTTATAACTCTAAACGAAGCATACAAAAAATCCACCCGAACCTTAACTCCTGGTGTGTATGGTTCCATCGTAATTGTAAGTAATGTTAACGACAATCAACTTGAACACCTTAAAATTGGATTCAATTCTGCAGATAGACTACGTCACGTTGTATTGGCAAGGTCTGTAAAAATTAAACGTTTAGATATGTTTAGTGATGGTTCAGCAGACAATATCCCTCTGTATCTTGAATCATCCCAGGTAACTAATCTGAATTGGAATAGTAGTGTTACATCCACTTATCAATTTACTGCACACCGCTATACGCTTTCAGGTGAATCGTCTGCTGTAATATTTGAACGCCCTGCTGTTACAGGTGGGAGTACTGCAGAACGTCCAGTAAATGCAATAATTGGTGACAGTTTCTATGATACAACAACGAATACTCGTGTGAACTGGAATGGTAGTGCTTGGGTTTAATGTGTAAACAAAATAATCAAGCAAAAAGTGATTGTTAACCATATATGGGTTATTGTGTATGATGAACTTACCAATAAGTGGGTTCATCATGCACGTTAAACGGTGGTTTTTATGTCAGCTCAGCTAACCAGTGAGTCTTTAAATCAGTGGCTTAGTGCTAGTTCTCTGGTTGCAGTGATAGCAGGAGTTCCTCCTGAGGTTGCTTTAGGTGCCTTGGCTGGTGCGGTAATCTTTGTTACCTCTGCTGTCGAGTATCCGATCCGCCGACGAGTGCTCCTTTCTATGCTCAGCTTTCTTTGCGGCCTTCTCTTTTACAAACCAGCAGCATCAATTCTTATCGGCATAGCCAGCTTGATACCTACCATCACGCAGGACTCTTTCGAGAAAGGGATTGTTTTCTCTGCTGGTGCATTCGTATCAGCAATTGTCGCAGTGCGTATTGGTATATGGCTTTATCACCGTTCCGATAATCCACGAGAGTTAATTTCGGGGAGAAAAGACGATGGTAACGCATGAGCTTTTTTTGCTTATCACCAATGCAGTTATTTGTTCTGGAATAGCAATTCGTGTTGTCACATTCCGGCGTAACGGAGCTCAACATCGAAGATGGGGAGGGTGGCTTGCTTATTTCCTGATTGTTGCTGCGGCCAGTATTCCTGTTCGTGTCGTCTATGCAATCTGGTTACGCACGCCAGTGGCTGTGGATTTATCTGAGGTCATTATCAATGCTGTCATGCTTGCCGCGGTTATTAAAACACGCGGTAACGTTGTTCAGATTTTCAAAATATCGAGGTCTAAACATGGAGATTAAACAATTCCAGCGAGCTGCTGGTATTAGAGAGGAGCTGGCCGCACGCTGGTTCTCGCATATAACTTCTGCGATGAAAGAGTTTGGTATCAGCAAACCAGAAGCTCAGGCAATGTTTATTGCTCAGGTTGGGCATGAGTCTGGGGGCTTCACCCGGTTGCAGGAAAATTTCAACTACAGCGTCAGCGGACTGGCTAACTTCGTTCGGGCTGGGCGTCTCACTCAGGGACAGGCTAATGCACTGGGTCGCCGTGCAGGCGAACCACCATTGCCACTTGAGCGCCAGAGAGCGATTGCCAATCTGGTGTACAGCAAACGCATGGGGAACAATGCCCCCGGCGATGGCTGGAATTACCGAGGTCGCGGACTTATCCAGATTACCGGTTTGAATAACTATCGTGACTGCGGAAACAGCTTGAAAGTGGACTTGCTGGAGAGCCCTGAACTGCTGGCGCAGGACGAATACGCGGCTCGTAGCGCGGCGTGGTTCTTTTCCAGCAAAGGATGCATGAAGTATACCGGTGATATTGCACGTGTAACTCTGATTATCAATGGTGGCCGGAACGGCATTGATGACCGTCGCGCGCGGTACGTCACTGCCAGTAAGGTGCTGGCGGTATGATCTGGGCATTCGCAAAAGCATACTGGAAACAGTTGGTTATCCTGGCGATGCTTGCTGTTCTGGTCATATCAGGAGTTGTAGCCTGGAATGCACACGGCAGTCGTCAGTACGACGCCGGGTATGCGCAGGCTAAGGAAGACCGCAAAGCTGAAGATGAGAGAATTCGTCAGCACTACGAACAGGAGAAAGCGACCAATGAACGTGAAGCTCAGCAGAGGATCGACCAGGCGCGCAATGATGCTCTTGATGCTGCCGCTCGCGCTGGCAGGTTGCAGCAACAGCTCGTTGCCATCCGTGAGCAGCTCAGGCAGTATAACGCCATTGTCGGCGCTGGGGCGTCAGCCGCAGATACCGGAGTTTTGCTTGCCGACGTGCTCAGCAAATCTCTCGAGAGAAACAGACAACTGGCAGAGTATGCTGACCGGGCAGCCGAAGCCGGAAGAGTCTGCGAAAAACAGTATGACACCCTGACAAGATAGCATGGCATTTTTCATGGTACTGATTTCCGGTGACGGTATATAAAACGGTACTAAAAAAATGAGGTTTTGGAAAAATGTTATCACTCAATTGGTTATGGCTTCCGTAAATAATTGAGTGGGAATGATTTTAATCCCTGCACTATGAATGAACAAAACCCTCTGTTACTATAGAGGGTTTTTTATCTTCAAGAATCATAGGCTTGAAGTTACTAACATCGATTAATTAAACCAGCTGTCCGATTTGTTCTCTTCTGCTTTGCCCACGCTTTTCATCAGATCGCGACCGCCTTCAGTCATATTTCTGTTGGCGTCAGCTTCAGATTGCACCACATCGGTTTGCGCAGCTTTGTGCTTCAGTTCCTGATCGATAAATTCGTTTTCTCGCTTAACGCGGGCTTCTTCTTTTGCCAGCGCCAGTTTTTGTTTCTGAATCTCTAAGCTGCGTAGCTCATCTTCATAACTTTGATCGCGTTTTTTGTCCGCAGAGGCTTCGGCGTCCAGTTTATCCTGACGAGCTTTCTTATTTGCCGCTGCCGTTGCCGCTCTTTTGTTAGCGGCGGCCTGGGCATTTGCGCGACGTTGCTTCTCTTGCTGGATTTCCCTGTTGCGCTCCGCGACCCATTCGTCATGCTGCCTTTGCTCTTCATTTTTACCTTGCTGTTCAGCTTCTGCTACAGCAGAGAGTTGATCCTGCAATGATGAGGCGATAGCCGGATAGCTTAAGGAGGCCAAGATGGCGCAAAGAAAAACTTTCTTCATGACTCCTCCTGATTATTAGCTCTTTTCAGGACATTTAGTATTTGGCTGAATACGCGTTTCGTTATACGTTGTGGTAATAACAACGGCTAAACCTGTCGTAAACTGGCACTCTTTACCCACCTGGGTAGAGGTATACACTTTGGTGCCTTCCTTATATGTTAAAGAAACACCTTCCACTAAGGTTTTATCATTCACCATAGAACCCACTGCCGCGCCTACAGCTCCGCCGCCAACTGCCCCTGCCGTCGTTCCGGAATTGCTGCCAGAACCGACGTTGTGGCCGATAACACCGCCAGCGACTGCGCCAATAAGCGCGCCGAAGGCTTGTGCGTTCCGTTTATTTTGGGAGTTGTCTACGGCAACTTTTGCGGGAAGAATGGAAATAATATTAACGGTTTTAGTTTCTTGTTTGGTATTCAGTTGATCGGTTTGATAAACATCGGCGGCATGATCGTCAGCATTTGACTGGCATCCTGCCAGAGTGAATGACGCTAACATTGCCACAGGCAGAAGACATTTTTTAAATTTCAT